CAATTGAGCAACGGTTAAGCCAACCTGATTTCCTAAGCTCTACAACAGTACAGGCACGATACAGCCTAGATGAATTCCTACGCGGCTCAGCATTAGAGCGTGCGCAGGTTTATCAGATCCTTAACTCAATCGGTGCGATGAGTGTGGAACAGATACAAGAGGAAGAAGATCTAATTAAATGAAAATCGAATTTCCAGTTACTTTAACAGCGGCAGATTCAGAAAGCCGCATTATTGCTGGTCGTATTGTTGCATGGAATAGCCCAGGCAATACATCTGCAGGAATGACAGAGTTTTTGCCTAACTCAATCACTTTTGGCAAGAATATAAAATTACTTTTAGAGCATCAAAGATCAGCTCCAATTGGGAAAATGATGAGCTGGTCAGAGGATGAATATGGCATTACAGCTGAGTTTAAGATCGCTACAACAAACGCTGGTAATGATGCGCTAATCGAAGCATCTACAGGATTACGCGATATGTTTTCTGTCGGTGTGTCTGTTGATTCATGGGAAAACAAAGAGGGCGTTATGGCAATCAATGCATCTAAGTTGGTTGAAGTCAGCCTTGTCACAGACGGCGCAATACCAGGATCAGTTGTTGAAAAAGTAGCAGCTGCAGATAATCAAGATAAAGTTTCACCGCTGGCAAATCCAGAAGGTGAAGAAACAAAAACCCAACCAGAAGGAGAAGCCATGTCGGCAGAAACCGTTTCAGAGGCAGTAACTACCGAGACGGTAGAAGCTGCAAAGGCAGAAGTAACAGTTAGCGCATACGCTCCTGTTGCATACGCAACACCTCGCGTTGATACAAATGTAACAGCGGGAGAATTCGCAAAAGCACAGATTGCAGCACTACGCGGCGATTCAGATGCACGCGCACTTGTAGCAGCACTTTCAGTTGCAACAGTTGCAGAAAACACAGGTATGGTTCCACCAACATACCTAAAAGATGTTATCGGTATTATTGATTCATCACGCCCTTTCATTGATTCGATCGAGCGTGCAGCCTTGCCTACCTCAGGGATGAAAGTATTTACTCCAAAGTTAGGCGCTCAGGCAATTGTAGGATTAACTGCTGAGGGTGCAGAGTTTGCATCACAAGATACTGCGGTCACATTTCAAGAAGATAATGTGGTCAAGTTCGCCGGCGCTGGCGTGCTGGATGTAGAGCTAATTGACAGATCTGACCCATCTTTCCTAGATCTATATATCCGTGAGCTTGCTGCATCATATGCACAAAAGACAGATAACTATGCTGCAAAGATTGCTGCAGAAGCAGCTGCAGGATCATCTTCATCAACAATTTACAAGTCAATCGCTGCAGGTATCTCAGATGCTTACGGCGTAATGCGTCGCACACCAAACAACCTATTGGTTGCAACAACAGGTGGAGAAGATGGAATTGACTTCGCAGGATTGCTCGGCGCTGTAGATGGTTCAAACCGTCCACTATTCGCAGCTGCAGCATCTCAAAATGCCGCTGGTCTTATTACACAAGGATCAACAAATGGCACAGTTGCAGGTCTTAACTTGGTAGTTGATGCTAACTACACAGGTGACAATGCAAACGCTAAGCACGCATTGGTATATTCAAGCGATGCAATGCGATTCCATGAGAGCGCACAGATCCAATTGCGTTCAAATATCGTTGCAAATGGTCAGCTAGAAATCGGGCTTTACGGATATGTTTGTGTAGTTAATCGCTACCCAGCTGCATTCCGCAAGCTAAACGTTGCTTAATAAATAAGTAAATGTGTGGGGGGCGGTTGCTCCCGATCGCTCCCCACACCCTTTTAGGGAAGGTTCAGAAATGCCAACTATCATTACAGTCTCGGAGCTTAGGACTATACTTGGCGTTTCTGTATCCTTATATCCAGATAGCGTGCTTGCAGATATTATTGATGCTGCCGAGCAAGTTACTCTTCCAATGCTTGTCAAATACCACAGCGCAATTGATGCTGTTGAGTTAAGCGGTAATGTTGCTACTTACCATGTTTTAGGTACAAATAATTTTTCTAAAGGTCAGAGCGTAATCATCACAGGATGTTCAGCTCCCTTTAATGGCACTTTCACTATTTTAAGCTCTAATGCTTTTGATCAAGATGTAACATTTTATGAAGCCAATTCATCTCTATATGTTGATGGAATGTACACAGCGGCTCGCCCATTCTTTACAGTAGCAATTACAAACGCAGATGTTTCTCCAAGAAAAGTAATCCCATCTGGTACTGCAACTCTTTCCGGAGCTTCTACTTATGTAGGCAATCCTGTTGTAGAGCAAGCGGTCACAGCTCTATCTAAAGAGATCTTCCAAGCTCGTAATTCAAGCGGCGGAGCGATCCAGGGAGTAGATTTCCAGATTTCACCATACGCTTTAGGTCGTTCACTTTTCAATCGCGTTTCAGGCATGCTTGGCGGTTTGCTTGATGTCGAAACGATGATCGGCTAATGCCTTCAAATATTGCCACAGATGTCAGAGCAGCCCTAGCGACTGCTCTATCTGGCGTTTCAGCAAATGTTTATTCTTATGTACCTGAGACGGTAACGCCCCCAGCGGTAGCCATTCTCTACACAGATCCAATGATGGAATTGCTACTCATTAACAAATCAACTACTAAGGTAAAACTAAACTTTGTTATATCCGCAGCTGTTGCCTATAACAGCAATCCAGCATCGCTCGATAATTTAGAGCAGCTAATAATCAGTATTCTTGCAGCTATCCCTGCAGGATATGAAATAGGGTCGGTTTCACGCCCATCCGTTTCAGAGGTAGGAGCAGCGATTCTGCTCGTTTCAGATATCACTTTAAGCACCTACTACACTCAAACACTATAAGGAGAAAAAATGCCAACAACAGTAATTACAGGGCGTGATTTGGCTCTGACTATCGCCACAGTTTCATATGATGCTCAGGCTACAAGTGTCGCCCTCACAGTAGAACAAACACGCGAGATTTACCAGACCTTAGATGGTCGCGCTTACAAAGTTACAGATTCTAACTCAACTCTAACAGTAGAAATGCTTGCAGACTGGGGAGCAACTGGATCACTATGTGAGTCACTATGGACAGCTGCAAACTCAGCTCCTAACACAGCAATTGCTTTCAGCTTTACAGCTGCAACAGGCGCAGTATTCACAGGCAATGTATTTCCTACATTCCCATCACCAAACGGCACAGCGCCAGATGCTCAGACAGTATCCTTGGTATTCCAGGTAGAATCTACCCCAACAGGTACATTTAGCTAATCAAAGAAAACGGGAGCAAACAAATGCAACAAACAATGACAATTAAATACCAGTCAGGCGATGAGATTACAGTCGTAGCTTATCCACCTGATTTCGCTAAGTGGGAGCGAGCAGAAAAGAAAAGTATCTCCGAGTTTGGGGCTATCTGGGACATTCTGTTCGTTGCCCATTCAGCGGTTAAAAGAGAGGCTGGCACACAGCCAACCAAGCCTTTCGATGCATGGATGGAATCAGTCGTAGATGTTGATCTAGGATCTGATAACCCAAAAGCCATGAGCGTGGATCAGTAAGTCGGCTTATAGTCGAACTTGCGATCGCTACACAGATCCCGATGTCTGAGTGGTCAAACGCAGAAGATATTCTTACAGCTATAGAAGTATTGGAGACACGCAATGGCAGATGATGTCACTCCACAGCGTGATTTTATATTCTATGACAAAGCTGAATTGCGTGGGATTATCAGAGCTTTCAAAGGCTTATCAGAAGAGGCTCAGCAACAGGCTAAGGATGCTTCAAGCGCACTAGCTCAATATGCTGGCGAACAGATTAAAGCCGCCGCTGGATCTGCTCCGAATCCCAATGTAGCCAAAAGAATTGCAGAAGGTTTTAAGGTATCCAAATCATCTAAGATCGGTGAGCTTTCATTTGGATTTGCTGGTCAGAAATTCTCCGGTGGAGCAACCACTCAATTCAATCCAGGCAAGCAAGGCGGTAATGGTCTTTTAGCTGGAGCTGAATTTGGTGCTGACATTAAAGAAAGAAAGCGTACATCTGGCACTTATGAAGGCTACAAGCAATTCCCATCCAGATCGCCTAGACTCAATCGCAGAGGCAATGAAGGATATTTTATTTATCCAACATTGCGCAGAATTCAGCCTGAGTTAATTAAGCAATGGGAAGAATCATTTAGCAAGATAGTGAAAGAGTGGGATAAATAATGGCTGGAAGTAGAACGCTCAAACTCTCGATCCTTGCAGATGTTGATGATCTAAAAAAGAATTTAGCAAAAGGCACCGATGAGGTTCAAACTTTTGGTAGCAAGATTGCTGACTTTGGCAAAAAGGCTGGCATTGCATTTGCTGTAGCTGGTGCTGCAGCTGTTGCCTATGCTGGCAAGTTAGCCATCGATGGCGTTAAGTCTGCCATTGCCGATGCCGCTGCACAGGAAAAACTTGCCATTACATTAAAGAATGTTACTGGCGCTACTAATGCCCAGATTGCCGCTACAGAATCTTATATAACACAAACATCATTAGCTTTTGGTGTCACAGATGATGAACTGCGCCCTAGCCTGGAAAGACTTGCAAGAGCTACTGGAGATGTGACTAAAGCTCAAAAACTACAAGCCATTGCACTCGATGTTGCGGCTGGTACTGGTAAATCATTAGAGAGCGTTACAAATGCCCTTGCTAAGGCACAGGAAGGCTCTACAACGGCTTTAGGCAAGCTAGGGGTTGGATTATCTAGGGCTGAGCTTGCTGGGCTCTCAGCTGACCAGGTATTTGCTAAATTAGCTGATACCTTTGAAAACCAGGCAACTGCCAAGGCTAACACTTTCCAGGGACAAATGGATCGCCTAAAGATTGCCTTTGATGAAGCCAAGGAAACTGTTGGTACATTCATACTTCAGGCAATTACTCCAATGGTTGAAAACATTGTTAAATATGTAGTGCCAGCAATTCAAGCATTTGTTGAAGGTTTCCAGGGTGGAGACGGATTAAAGAATGCTTTTGATGATCTTGTTCAGGTTGCCAAAACTATTTTAATGCCTGTGTTAGACGGTTTGAAATCTATCTTTGATCGAGTTAAAGTGGCAGTAAGAGATAACAGAGAAGCATTTGCTGCACTATGGACATTTACTAAAGAATACCTTGCTCCATTTTTAGGTGGCGCTTTCAGGGTAGCTTTAGAGGTAGTGGGTGTTGCAATCGGCGCTGTAGTCACAGCTGTAGGATTGCTTATTAAAGCCTTCCAAACTTTATTTGAGTGGGGAAACAAAGTTAAAGATTTCCTAACATTTGGTGGCGGCAGTAGTAATGCATCTAGATCTAGTTTTGAAATGCCAGGCTTTAATGCTACTCCATTTGTAACTACTCCTGGCGGTGGATATTCCGGGCAAGCGGTCAATTACAACAATAACATTACAGTCAATGGAGCAATTGATTCTGAGTCTGCCGCTCGCCAAATTGTAGATGTGCTTAATCAATCTTCATACCGTGGGACTTTGGGTGCTGGTGCATTTGCATGACAGCATGGACTCCAGAATGGGCAGTAGAGGTCAATGGCGCAGGGGACATAACTGATTTAGTCATTGCCGATTTAACTATTACCTCAGGGCGCTCAGATATCTATTCTCAGCCTATTGCTGGATATAGCCGATTTACTGTGAAGAATCTTGACCAATCAGCCATTACCTTTGATGTCAATGATTCAGTAGTAATCAAGGTTAAAAACTCAGCTGGCACTTATATTCCTATTTTTGGTGGAGACATTTCAGATATTGATGTAAAGGTTCAAACAGGCGAACCAGCCATCACCGAGGATGTAACGATTACAGCCCTTGGAGCTTTAGCTAAACTTCCCAAATCACTTACTGAGGGTGTATTAAATAAAGACTTTGATGGAGATCAAATCTATTCAATTTTATCTACACTTTTATTTAATCAATGGAATGAAGTACCAGCTGCTCTTGAATGGGCAAATTATGATGCAACTACAACTTGGGCAAATGCTGAAAATGCTGGATTAGGGGAGATTGATCGACCAGGAGATTACGAGCTTACAGCTCGATCTGCCAGTACTACCGATGTTTATAGTCTTGTGTCTAACTTGGCTCGATCAGGCTTGGGATACATATACGAGGATGCATCTGGTCGAATTGGATATGCAGACTCAACACATCGCAGTCAATACCTTGCAACTAATGGTTATGCTTATGTTGATGGTGGTTGGGCTTATGCGGCTGGTATTTCCACATCTAAGCGCTTGGGTGATATCCGAAACAAAGTCACAATTACCTATAAAAATAATCAGCAAGAAACAGCCGAAGATGCAGCATCTATTGCCACTTATGGTGTACAAGCTCAAAACATTTTAACTACCCTGGAAAATGGTGCAGATGCCGAAAGTCAGGCTGAATTCTATTTAGATATTCGCGCCTATCCTCAGTATCAATTTAAGGCTATAACCTTCCCAATGACTAACCCTAATATCCCAGATGCTTCACGCGATCAAGCGTTAAATATATTTATGGGCTTACCTTTGGATATTGAAGATTTGCCATTAAACATTGCCGATGGTCGCTATCAAGGCTTTGTTGAAGGTTGGACTTGGACTAGCCGATTCAACGCCCTAGATCTGACTGTAATCGTTTCGCCTGTGGCTTTCAGCTTGCAAGCGTTTAGATGGAACAATGTACCAATCGGCGAATCATGGAACACAATAAGTCCAACTTTGGACTGGAATAACGCTACAATAGTAGCCTAATCAAGGAGAATAAATGGCAACGACTACTAACTACGGATGGGATACCCCAGACGATACAGACCTAGTTAAGGATGGCGCAGCGGCTATTCGCACCCTTGGTTCGTCTGTAGATACCACCACAAAAGCACTCAATCCTTCAACAACTCTTGGAGATATTGAGTATCGTTCGGCAACTGCTAACACCAATACTCGCTTGGGCATCGGATCAACAGGAAACATTTTAACCGTTGCAGGTGGCGTTCCAACTTGGGCTGCTCCCGCTGCTTCTGGTGGAATGACTTTAATTTCAACAACTACATTTAGCAATACAGCATCAGTCTTACTAACATCTATCCCACAAACCTACAAACATCTTTATCTAACTTTTCAAAGTATCAGAATGGCAACAAACAACGAGGGTGGGTACATAGATAATTTAGGTGGTTCAACTGTTAGCGCTACTTGGGTTGGTCGCAGATTCAATGGTGCTGCTGAAACACTATCTCAAAGAAACTCAACAAGTTTTGGTTATGTAAGCGGTTCAGATTTATTTGGAATTGTTCATGGGCCAAATACAACAGTTACAAGAGAATTAGGCTTTGGCGATTTACTATTTCCAAATTATACAAACGCATTAGCTAAATTTGGTTTTAGCAAATGTGCATGGGTTGACGGTTCAAGTGGCAACTGGCGTTCATCGGAAATTTGGGCAAATACTGGAACAACTGCTGCAATTACTTCAATGGATATTTATTTTAATGCAAATGTAACAAGCGGAACTTTACTAGTTTATGGAGTGTCATGATGAATAAAATAATTGTAAATTGCGAAACAGGCGAAACAGAAACTATTGCTTTAACTGAAGAAGAAATACAAGCGGTTGAAGAAAAGCAACTTAATAACCAGTCTATTCTTGATGCTGAGCAAGCCGAAGCTGAAGCAAAGGCAAATGCTCGCCAAGCAATTCTTGAGCGCTTAGGCTTAACAGCCGATGAAGCGGCAATCCTACTTGGATGAAAGCTAGACTCAGTAAATCCGTAATTCAATTTAGAGAACAGGCGGATGATGCTTATCCTGACAGAGACCGTCGTAGTGACGGGACTTACGGAGATGCCCGGCACTCAACCAAAAAGAGCGATCACAACCCTTGCCCTGATACAGGGTTCGTCCGTGCTTTCGATCTCGATGCTTCTCTCGATGGGAAAGATGCCACAGCTCATTACCTTGCCGATCAGATACGAACTCACGCCAAGTCAAGCAAGCGAATTGCATATGTTATTTTTGATAAAAAGATTGCAAGCAAAAGAACACTCTGGCGCTGGGTCAAATACAGGGGTACAAACCCTCACACAAAACATATTCACATCAGCTTCACAAAAGCTGGTGATGAAGATCGCTCGTTTTTTCAAATCCCACTTTTAGGAGCTAAATAATGAAAATGAAGAATCCACTATTTCTCGCAGCTGGAGCATTCTTAGCGGCATGGTCAGCAACTAACTTTGATGTTGATTACCGAGCAATCCTTTGGTCAATCCTGTCAGGCATATTTGGATATGCAACACCTAAAAGATAATGACTGCGCAGGACACGGCGGCTCTTGTTGTTGCTGCTACGACCGTTATTGGTTCGTTTATTGGCTCGGTGCGATGGTTAGTAAAGCATTACCTAAACGAACTAAAGCCTAACTCTGGCTCCTCTATGCGCGATCAAATTAATTTGCTTGAAGCGCGTGTCGAAACCATATTACGCATCCTAGAGAAGTGACAATTAACTATGGCGAGAAAAGCATCTAAAGCATTAGAAGATCAAGGGTATTCCCGACTTGATGCTTATTGCATTGGGTTGCATGAATATTGGAAATCCTTGCGTAAGGCTGGTTTTCCGGAATCAATAGCTCTATTTATGATTACAGAACCGCAATCGTATCCAGCATGGATCTTGCCATCTCCAGTCGATCCAGAAAGGTTCGGCGATTACGAAGATGAGGATGACGATTAAGCGAATAGTTATTTTGAGTGATCTTCAGGTACCTTTTGAAGATGTACATGTAACGCGCAACATTGCAAAATTCTTAGAAAAGTTTAAGCCCGATCAAACAGTAACGATTGGTGACGAAATCGATTTCAACACGATTTCAAAATGGAGTGACGGGACTCCTGAAGCATATTCACAAACCTTAGGCGATGATCGTGATCGCTGTGTTGAGCTTCTATGGTCTTTGGGAGTCACCGATTGCATAAGATCAAATCATACGGATCGTTTGTATAACGTAATTATGAAGAAAATCCCATCATTCCTATCTTTGCCAGAATTGCGCTTTGAGAAATTTATGAAATTTGATGAGCTTGGGATTACCTTTTGGAAAAAGCCAATGCCACTAGCTCCAGGTTGGGTGGCTGTCCATGGGGATCACACGCCTATCAAGTCACAGGGCGGTTTGAGCGCATTGGAAGCTTCGAGGCGCACAGGCACAAATATAATTTCTGGGCATACGCATCGCGCTGGTCGGACATCGTTCTCAGAAGCCATAGGGGGGCGTATGGGGCGTGTTCTCCATGGGGTTGAGGTAGGCAATCTAATGGACTTCAAACAGGCTCTATACACCCGTGGAACGGCTAATTGGCAGCAAGCATTTGCCATCATGTATATCCATGGAAAGAATGTCCAGGTTGATCTTATCTATATTGAGAAAAATGGCACATTCATAGTAGGCGGTAAAGTCTATGGACGACCTCGTTAGGGACATATTCCCACTCAGGCGCACAATAGATAATGCTGTGGATGATGCAGAATCGTTACCATTTCGTTATCAAAAGAAAGCCAAATAGTCCCATATCTGTGGTTCACTAATCCTGTAGCCAGCCGAATGAGCTGACACAAGGGAGCAAGATGAAAACAACGATAGGTACAAAGAAAGCGGCATTGGAATATGCCCAAAGAGGTTGGGCAGTTATGCCATTGAAAGCCAAGAAAAAAGATCCCCACTTTGACTTGATTAAAAATGCCTACCTAGGGGCAACCACAGATGAAGCTCTAATTGAGTTTTGGTTTGATGTAGATCCAACAGCCAACATTGGCATTGCTTGCATTACATCTGGGCTTGTGGTCTTTGATGTGGATTTTAGAAATGGTGGAGAAGTCCTAGAAGAATTTGGTGAGACTTACACAGTTGCAACTGGTGATGGATTTCATTACTACTACCAGGCAAGCTCATCTTTGACATTCAAAGGATCAGTACAGACTGGCATAGACATCAAGCACAAAGGATATGTTGCAGCTGCGCCATCCATTCACCCTAATGGCAAGATTTACACAGTAATAAACCATATTGAACCAGCAATGATTTCAACTGATCTACTAGAAATGGGAGCAAAATGAGCGACACATGGTTTTTCTTTATATTCTTGATTGTAGTGCCATTTGCACTTGCATTGATTTATGAAACTGTGGCACACAATAACTACCAACGCGGATTGCGTGAGGGATACCATCGAGGCAGGGCAGTTAATCGCCAAGAATTTTGGGCAGAATGAAAGCCAAAGAGGTATTACAAAGTGCAACAGATGTCATGCAAGATCGTGGTCGAGTCTATGGTCATCCGAAAATCAACCAGGATCGGATTGCTCGGAGACTTACCAATTTACTTGATTTCCCAATCGAGGACTACCAGGCTTGCCTTGCAATGGTCGAGGTCAAGCTCTCACGAATCCAAGAATCCCCAGGGCATATTGATTCCTACATCGATGCCTGTGCTTATCTCGCGTTA